TTGGTGGGCTGGCCAGTGAGGAACGACATGTTCTCCGACACGGGGTCGCGTGGAGTCTGGTCGTCATCGATCGGCACAAGTTTCTCTGCATTCTTGATGCCAAGCACTTCAATCATCTGACGGTGCAAGACGGGTAAGTTGTAAATCTGAGGAGCGCCTTGAGCCAACTGAATCACAGCCTGATACTGCATGATCCGCTGAGCCATCGTTGCACTGTTCGGGTCAGACACAGGAATCACAGACACCAAGTCATAGTCACCCTGCTTGGCCATGCGGCTGCCTTCAACTGGGTCGTATGAATACTCAGCGGGGCTGTGGTCACGAATGATGTCACGCAGAAGTTTGAACTCCTGCTTCATGCTGTAGTGCACGCGAGCTTGCACCGCTGACATTGTTTTCAACTGGCGCTCAAGCAACGCCAAAGTTGTACCGACAGGTGCGTTTGCGCTCATGTCGCTGATGTTCATATCAGCAATAGAACCTAAGCGACGGCCTTCTTCAGTAATTCGCTCAAGCAACCCCGCCAAAACTTGACTTGGCTCTTTGTACGGAAGGGCCATGATGTTATCGCGCACAGAACCAGCTGGCACGTCCACATCACGGAACTCACCGGGAGCGATCGGAGTATCGTCTCCCTTGATGCGGAGTCCTCGGGTCTTCAAACCACCGGGCAAGTTAGACAACGTACCAGCGTCAACCAACTGACGAATGATAGATGTACCTGCGCGTGCGTAGCCACCGATCAAGTGGATCAGACCCAAACCATATGCGCCGAAGCCGGGCACATATGTGTACTGCACGAAGTGCTGACGCTTGAGTTTCTTCTCGTCGTCTTCGTTCCAGTTGCGACGGATGGCCAACACTTTAGTCGTGCCGCGCTCGATCGTAATCACGTATGGTCGTGCAATACCTTCTTCATCTTCATAACCGGGCAGGTCATAGTCGATGTGCACTTCAAGAATCTGATAACGATCGTCATCTGTCAGTGTGTAACCTTGGTCTTCAGCTTTCTTCTTCTCCACATCAGTGTGGAAAGACTGTGGCTCACCCAAATCTTCGTCGACATAGAAGCCGTTGACCTGCAACTTCTTCAGATCATTCTTCGTCTTACGCATCACATGCGTCAAACGCTCTGCTGTGTTCGCACTAGACGCGCCGTATGGAATGATGATGTCTTCAGCGGGGATGAACATCGCCACTTGACGACCCAAGTTAGGGTCAAAATAAACTTTCTTGAATGCGGCTCCTGCCAGACCCAAGTTGTACAACATGCGCTCATGCTCAGGGCGATACTCAGCCATCACCTCAGTGAGCTGATAGTTCATATCATCACGGACGCGCTCCGCAGCTTCTTCCTTAAGCTTGTCGATTGCACCAATGATTTCCGTCTTGACTGGGCCTTGAGCCGGAAAGGTTTCAATAATTGTTTCGCTTTGGAAGCGCACTGCGGCTTCGGTAAGAACAGTTGAAAATACACCACACGCCCCATTCCACGGCTCAGTACGCTCTTCATACTTCATCCCCAAAACTTCAAGGCCACGCACATACATCTCTGTCCAGTCTTTACGACTGTTGATGTCGGCATCCACCATCTCAATGATTTCACTCGCTACTTTAGCCAGTGCGCCCTCATCCATCTCTTCTGCAAGGTTGGCATCGAACTCAACCTCACTTACATCTTCAGGCAACAGGTCAATGACCATGCCGTCCATGCCAATACTCAAACCCTCTGGGTTCACAATCTCGATCTCAACATCAGGCCCTTCTTCAGCAGCCAATGCGTCCAAGCCCAGTGGAGCCTGTGACAATGAGGGGAACATATTCGTAGCCATATCAATCCTTAGTAGTACGCCGCAACTTTACGACGGAAATATCTTTGCTCTTCGGGTTCATCCGATGGCAGTCTTATGAAGCCCCCTTGTCTAAACCGCATCAACGCTTGCGTTGTAGAGTCAACAAGGTCATCGTTCGTGCCACTGGGGAAGTCGTTGCATTCTTCAATAACTTCTTTAGCCCATCTTCTGTCCGGTGCCCATACTATCCCAGAAGATAACAAATCCGAAACAGCGTTCACACGCGATATTTTGTCTTGTCCTTTGCCCGGAGTAAACTCCCCCACAGGAATTCCCATGCGCCTGAGCTCTTGGTAAAGCGCCGAACCGTTGGATTTCTTCTCAACGATGAACGCATCTGGCTCCCACTCTTTGTATTCTTCAAGCACCATCTTTTTCAAATCAGGAAACTCCATACGCTTCTTGATCGCATTGAGTAAGATGATGTTGTAGTTGTTTGTCTCTTCGTTGAAGAACACACCCCACGTCGTCAGGGCGTTAAAGTCAGACCTGTTGTTAGCTTCTTGAGCCGCGTCAAGCGACATAATAGTGAACTCACACGAGGGAGGATCGTCCTTCTCCCATATCTGCCACCACTCCCGTTTTAGCAGCGCACCCTCTTCAGACACAGGGTTCTGCATGTACTGGGCCTGCCAGTAACGGGGGTCCATACCTGCTTTTTTACCCAGTAGTTCTTCTAACGACCAAAACTCACTCCAAAGCGGTTTGTCGTTGAGGATCGCAGGGAACTCTACGATCTCCCACTGATCCACATCTTCCTCTTTGCCCATCTGGTTCACGATCATGCCGGTCAAGTCAAGCTTTGACCACCGTGTCATCACAATAATGATGGAACCACCCGGCATAAGTCGCTGTAGAGGACCAGACTGAAACCACTCCCAAGCAGGCAGAAACACGTCAGGACGGCCAGTTTTTGCTTCCTGTTCAGAGTGGGGATCGTCAATAATAAACAAATCAGCCCCGCGACCTGCAAGAGCGCCGCCCACACCAATTGCAAAGTATTCCCCTTGGAAATTAGTACCCCAACGTGATGCCGACTTCGAATCCGCCTGCAATTCGACCTGCGGAAAGATGTCTTTATAGGCATCAGAACCCACTAAATTTCGCACTCTACGGCCAAAATTCACGGCCAAATCAGCCGTGTGAGAGGCCATAATGACCTTTTTATGAGGGTATTTACCTAGAAACCATGCCGGCGCAAGGTAAGAAATCATCTCTGACTTACCGTGACGGGGGGCAATGTTCACAATAACCCGTCTTTTCTTACCATTGGCTATATCTTCGAAGATTTTGGCCAGTCTTCTGTGGTGTGGACCCACTTTATAGCCCGGATATACGTGGTTGATGTAGGTTAAGAAGTCATCTTTACCCACTTGCTGCACAGAACCGCTGTCGTACGTCTTCAAAAGCTCCAAAGTATGCATTTTCTGCTCCAACGGCATCGTTGGGAGCGCATCTTTGATGGCTTTTAGCTGTTCAGGCGTGATCTTCACTGCTAATTACCCTAGTCTGCACGTCAATCGTACGTTTTTCCAACTTATCCAGCGTCTCAAGCAGCTCTTTTTCCACTTCTTCAAGGGATGCTTGCTTATGAGTCACCTCTGAACGCTTCTTAAATGCGTCAACACCGTCAACATCACCCAAAGCCTTGATTGCTCCAAGCCTGACGGTACTATTTGGGTTGGCTGTTTCGGCAACGAGCCTATTTACAACATAAACTTTTAAGTCGGCCAGCTCTCGCACGATCATATGGTCGTACTCAGCCACCATACCGGCAAGGTATGCGATGGTTTCGTTGGGGTAGTTAGCTAACGCAGGGTCTGTCTTGTTTGCAATGACCTTTTCCATCAACTCTCGAGCTTCGCCTTTGTGCTCAGAGGTGGGTTCGATGGGGGTTCCGTTCAGATCAGAAATCATTTTGACTGTACGGGCACGCATTTCCAGCTCTTCCTTTGGAGAAAGAGGTGGCATGGCCTCCGTCGCTGAGGCCGGTAGCGGAATATCCGCTTCTACATTAGGCATGTGTTGCATAAGAGGGAATAGCACTCCTATAAATTGTCGGCGGCTCACATAAAGCAGTGTGTTTGAACTCAAAGACCTTAAAGGTTTATGAAGTAGCGGCGCTAACCCACTACACCACCAACAAGTATGAGGACTGCACTTAAAGAGGGAACATGTCCCACGGCTTCTAGATGCCTCAATCCTCAGACTTGTTAGTTGTTGGGTTGGCTGCTCGTCCGCAAGTTTAGGCAATATAAACTTTGCACAGTTACCCCAACAAGTATGAGGACTACCGAATTTACAGTGACAGGTTGCGACCACCGCAGAGGTTTTAAGCCCCTGACAATCCCCATACTTGTTAGTGTTGGCCGACTGGGTTCTCCCGATCCGCGCGCACAGGTTTCCTATTACGCTAGCCAACGAAATAAATATAACACATATTTGTAAAGGGTGGTAGGAATCCTACCCGGGGGGTGTTCCTATATTGAGGGGGTGGGGATCGAAATAGCCTGATTTCAATCCCTTTTGTTTGGAAAATACGTGGTGATTTGTGTAAGTCTTAGAGTAATGGGGAACACGGGAGTCCCAAAGCACCAAGTGGGGGTCGGGTACGGGTGGGTCTGACCCCGCCAAAACTTTACTTTTCCATACAGGGTCAGCTATAACTATCTTAATGCAGAGCAATAGTGCAATGCAGAACAGGAGAGATTATGTTTAAAGCATTATGGGTTTGGTTGACGCACTACAAAGTGATAGTGCAGTGGGAAGATAAGACATTCGTGCACTATGCGTACACGATGAACGAGGCGCTCAGCTGGGCGGCTCAGTACAAGCTGACTCACACGGTCGTGTTGATCGGCATCAGAGGCAGACTGGTCGCGGCTCGCGGCGAGTGGTAACACGAGGGGCTTCGGCCCCTCTTCTTTAACTAAGGAGAGAAACATGGAACAACTTCAACTGTTTGGGCGCGAGGATAGAAACTACGCGCTGAACCTGACCCTCGGTGAATTGCGCGAGATGCGCAAGACTGACCCAGCAATGGCTGACTATCTTTATGAGATACGACGCACTGAGCGCGAGAACATCAGATACCAAGTGGTACGCGCCACGTTCATCGCCAAGTTCGACGGCTCTGAGTTCAGCAGACTCAAGCGTTAATCAAAAGGGCCTCGGCCCTTTTGATACCAGTTATTTGTCGTCGCGGGCGTTGGGCGCGCGAGTCACGCGGATCACCTAGCGGTTCACACCCCGCTGAAACTGTACTTTAGACCCTAGGGTCAGCTATAACTATTACATCAGACAGACAGTTCGGTTTGTCTGGTATTCAACTTGCTTTTAAGGAGATATTATGTCTAAAGCAAAAACCCAGTCCGCCCCTTCATTGGGTTCTGTAACTGTCACTTCAATGAAAGACGCGGGTTATCAATCCGCCGTCAGCGGTGAACGTACCGAAAGCGTAGCGCGCTACGTTTACTCACAATGCCCTAACTTCACAAATGAGGTTAGCGATGAAGTTAAAACCCAACTTCGTGCGGGTTGGGCGCTTCGTTGGCAAGAACTGAACCCCGCCGTTGAATATAACGAATCATGGGTTCCCGTAGAAAAGGGCGGTTCCCATGTCATGTCAGTTGACGTTTGCTTCAGCTACAGTCAACAAGCCTTCGGTCAACTGAAAGAAGCTGACCCAGTCAAGCATGGCATTATCAAGGGCATACGCGATGCCTTCAACAAGTACGCTTCTAACCGCATGGCTGATCTTAAGACAGCGGTTCGCAGGGTAGAGAATGAGGGTAAGCCGAAAGTGAAAGCGCCCACTAAGTCTTTCAGCACCTACATTGATGAAACCTTCAAGGACATCAAGGCAAGAGCAAAGACTGCAAAGACAAGGGGTGACGATTCAGCCCCTGATGAAATTAAGCTTCGTATGGCCATTGATGCCTTCCACAATACGTTAAACAAGTAACGTAACATGACCCAGTCAGCCGAAAGGTTGGCTGGGTTTTTTTGTGGCTAGGGTTTTTGATACCAGTTATTTGTCCTCGCGTGTGCTGAGCGTGCATGGCCAAGCGCATGGTTTAGCCGTTCACGCCCTGCTGAAACTTTACTTTAAGGTCTAGGCTCGGCTATAACTTAATCACCAGACGACGCGGTGTTGTCTGGAATAACTGCTTTAAGGAAAAACCATGAGCAAAGCAACTAAACCCCAAGAGACAATCGTCTCATCGTTCAAAGACGCGGCCTACCAATCTGCAAGGTCTAGCGAAACAATGGCCACAATCGCCCGTTTTGTGTACACGCAGTGCCCCACGTTCTGCGAATCACAATCGGATGAGATCAAAACGCAACTGCGCCTCGGATGGGGATTGCGGTGGCAGGAATTAAACCCTGCGACTACATTTGACGCAGAGTGGAAACCAAACCCCAAGGGCTCATTTACCAATAGCCTAGACTATTGCTTGTCTTACTCACAGCAAGCCTTTGGCCAATTGAAAGAGGCCGATCCAATCAAACACGGCGTTATCAAAGCAGTGCGTGATAACTTTAATAAGTATTGCTCCAATCGACTGGCAGACCTCAAAGTCGCAGTACGCAGAGTTGAGAATGAGGGCAAGCCCAAAGTCAAAGCCCCCACAAAGCAATACTCCGACTTCATCAAAGAGTTGTTTGACAGTGCCAAGGCGAGAGCCAAGACTGCGATAGCCCGAGGCGATGCAACTGCGCCAAGCGAGGTTAAATTGCGCCAAGCAATTGAAGCCTTTAACAATGCTTTGAAATAAGCAATCCATGCCCCGTCAGTTAAGTCTGGCGGGGC